GAGTATAAAGATTTTGGTGCTCGTGATTCAGTAATGAAGATGTTTGAGAATACTGGTCTAGGTCAAGCATACATTGATTCTCTTATGTCAACTATTGATAAGGTTTATGAAGAGAACATCATGCCAACTGATGCTCAAGTTCTTAATAGTATTTATAATAGCGAGGCTTATAAGACTCGGTTTGCAGCTAATGAAACAATTAAAAAGCGCATGGCTGATGGTAAAGGAAGACCTGGAGATAAGCTTCTTACACCTTATGAGTATATTCAAACTGAAAAAGCCTATGAAGAAATCTTAAGAGAATCTGGACTTCCTACAGGATTTTATGATCAACAAGAAGATTTTACTAATTTTATTTCTATGGGCGTAAGTGCAGCAGAATTAACTGATCGAGTTAACATAGCAAAGAATGCTTTAAACAATGCTGATGAAGGTATTAAGACAGCACTTAAAGATTATTATGGTTTAACCAATGAAGATTTAACAGCATATCTTCTTGATAAAGATAGAGCAATGAACTTAATTGACTCTAGGTTTAAATACACAACCGAAGAAGCCAAGAAGATGTATACCGCTGCAGAAATTGGCGGGGCTGCTTCTCGTGCAGGTCAGATGTCTGATAAAGCATTTGCTGAAGAAATCTACGCTGCTGGTAAATCAGGTCAAGCCGAGGCTGCATTCCAGTCTGCTGCTACACAGCAAAAAGATTATCAAAGACTTATGGGTCTATATGGTGAAACAGGTGACGCACAGGATCTTGCTCGTGAAGAACTTGCACTTTCTGGTGGCACCGATGTGACCGCAAAGAAAAAGAGACTTGCATCTAAAGAACGTGCAATCTTCTCACAGAAGTCTGCAATTGATACGACATCTTTAGGACGTCGTAATAAAAAAGCTGACGTATAACTAGTTTCCGTTCCTGACCGACCAGCCCAGGTAACGCGTATCAGTCTGGTAGTCATCACGTCTACGAATCACTTCCCCTGGTGAGGAGTACGTGTGGTGCAAACCCGATGAGGGTCCAATCAACTAATAGGGAGAAAACACAATGGCAGAATATACAGAGTACGAATTTGAAGATGACTCTTCAGATTTTGGCACTGATCTAGTAAAGAAACTACGTAAACAAGTTGACTTACTTTCCAAAGAACTTAAGGAAAGAGATCAAGTTATTGAAGAGTTTCAAACTTATAGTCACGAAGCTTCAGTAGGAGAGATCTTAGAAAGCTTTGGACTAAATCCAAGAATCGCTCAGTTTATTCCATCGGATATTGAAGCCGACGAGGATGCAGTTTCTGAATGGTTAACTGAATACGGCGATGCTTTTGGAATTACTGCCGTTGAAGAATCAGAGGCTGGTTATGAACCAGACGCTGACGCTCAAGCATTTGAGCAAATATCAGACTTTGAGAATGGTGATATTGATCCAAGTGTGGGTCAAGACATTTCTTCCTTGATTGCTAACGCATCAAGTCCAGAGGAATTAACCAACTTCTTAAGACGCTGATAGTCCATATCAACCCCCTAATAGAAGGAAATTATGCCTACTACACCAGCAACGTCAACAACGACATCAACAATGTCGAACTTGATCCAGACGGCGTATGATAAGTATATCGAGTTTAACCTTCGCTCAGAACCAATGTTCCGCAAGTTTGCGGACAAGCGTCCTGTCGATGTGACAAACCCTGGTAATACTGTTGTATTCCAAGTCTACACAGATCTATCTCGTGCTACATCAGCACTAACTCAGACTGAAGATCCAGATGCAGTACAGTTGAACAACACTAACAGAGTAAATGTTACTGTTGATGAATACGGTAACTCCGTAATTACAACTGAGCGTCTTGCTCTTGAGTCTCTATCTGCAATCGATCCAGCTGTTGCCGACATGTTGTCTTTCAACATGCGTGACTCTCTTGACAACTTAGTTTGGAGAAAACTAACAGGTCTAGCAACTGGTCGTTTCACAGGAACAGCATCAGCCAACGAGTCAACACTTAATGGACAAGATGTATCTTCATCTACAACAGCAGCAAACATCACAGCAGCACTTGCTCGCCGTGGTGTAGCAAAGCTACGTGGAGCATCAGTATCACCTCGTGATGGTGGTTTCTACACAGCATTAATTCACCCAGATGTATCTTTTGACATTCGTTCAGAAGCACAATCAAGCGGATCTGCTGTATGGCAATTGCCTCACACCTATACAGAAGCAGGCGTAGGAAATCTATGGACTGGTGAGATCGGAATTTACGATCAGATCCGTTACATCGAAACTCCTCGTGCTGAGTCTCTATCTGGTACAGGTGCTAACAAGATCTACAACACAGTTATCCTAGGAAAGCAGGCTCTTATTGAGGCTGTATCTTACGAGCCAAAGACTGTTATCGGTCCTGTTACAGATAAGTTAATGCGTTTCCGTCCAGCAGGATGGAAGGCTCTGATTGGTTGGAACATCTTCCGCCCAGAGGCACGTTACGTAATTACATCTAAGTCAAGCATCGCTTCTTAGTTTGGAAGGGAGGGGCTGGCAACAGCCCCTCCTATTTAAAATACTAATAGAAAAGAGAATAGATAATGCCAATGGTAGACGGCAAGAAGCTTCCATATACTAAAAAGGGAATTGCACTAGCTAAAAAACTTAATGCAAAGCATGAAAAAACTGAAGGTAAAATGGAAAGAGAAGTTGAATACGGCAAGAAAAAGATGGGCGTTAAGAAGCCTAAGTTAAAGAAAAAGAAATAATGAAAAAGACCAAAGTTGAAAAAGTAATGCGTGAGTTTAAAGCCAAGAGTTTACACTCTGGTAAAGGTGGTCCAGTGGTTAAGTCTCGTAAACAAGCAATTGCTATTGCTTTATCTGAAGCTGGTATGTCCAAAAAGATGGGTGTCAAAAAACCTAAAGTAAAGAAGAAGTCATGAAAAAGAAAGTTTGGAATACACCTAACCCAAAGAAGATTTCAAAGCCCTTAACATCATCTCAAAAAACTGCAGCAAAGGCTGCTGCTAAAGCAGCAGGGCGTAAGTATCCAAACCTTGTTGACAATATGAGGGCAGCAAAGAAGAAAAAGTAATGTCATCTGGTAGATATAAACGCCATGATGGCTTTAATCCAATACAAATTAAAAATGGAATGGTAGTTCGTATCCGTAAAGATGGACGAATCCAGTCTATACTAGGCAAAGTTGGAGAATATAACAAGAATGGCAACAGACTCAAGGCTTAAAAGAGCAGGCGTATCTGGCTTTAATAAGCCAAAGCGCACACCTACTCATCCAAAGAAATCACATGTTGTTGTAGCCAAGTCTGGCTCACAAGTTAAAACCATTAGGTTTGGACAGCAGGGTGTATCTGGATCCCCAAAGAAGTCTGGTGAGACCAAGTCTTATCGTCAACGTAGACAATCATTTAAAGCACGTCATGCCAAGAACATAAACAAAGGTGTTATGTCAGCAGCATATTGGGCAGATAAGGTGAAGTGGTAATGTCAAAGATATTCCGTGGACCTACATATCGATACAAGATTGGTCGTCCTTATGAACTTTGGTTTGTATCTTATCCAGTAGGTAAGACCGTAATTAAAAAGAATGGAACATGGCAAACAGTTATGGTTCCAAAAGATAGTGATTTAAGTACGTATCAGCGTGTGCTACGTGGTGGCTATGAAAATATTATTACAGATGCGGAAGCTGCTGAGTTAACAGCAGCAGGTTATGGAGATTATATCTACGATGAGTAACTGTAGATCTGGTTGCAAAACCCAAGACCATGCCAATTGGGGCGAATGTGCAAGAGCAGCAAATTTTAGTATTACAGATCCATTGGCTAGTGCTGTATCTAAGCAAGCCAACTCAGAATTAGACGCATATAGAAGTGCAAGAAAACAAGGTATTCAACCTAGGTCTACAAAAATGCATGATATCAAGGCTGCCGTTATGGCATCCGAAACTTTAGGAAAGGCGGTTCAAGCATAATGGCTACATTAAATCAGTTAACAGAGCAAACGCTTGGTGAGATTAGTGGTTATGTAAAGAACCAAGAGTCGGTAACTATTGCAACTAATACCGTTACATCTGGTGATATATCAATAACAGTAGATGATGCTTCTGCTTTAAGTAAAGGTATTATTGAAATCGATGATGAATTAATATATGTAAAGAAGTCAGTTGCAGCATCAGGAACTATTCAAGTTTTAGGAACA